AAAGTAAGGCAGATACGATAAAAACTGCCAAAAACTATTATAATAATAAAAATGATATTTTACTTAAAGGAATAATACCAAAAGGAGAAGGTAAAGATCCATTAAGAAATGCAGATAATCGAATACCACATAATATTCATCAAATACTAGTAGATGAAAAAATATCATACCTATTTACATACCCTCCTATAATTGATATAGAAGATAATGAAGAAATCAATGAAAAAGTTAATCAAAGTTTAGGTAATGAATTTGAAAGAAAATTAAAAAATATTGGAATAGAGGCAAGTAATTGCGGAACTGCATGGATGCATTATTGGATTGAAATAGATGAAGACACAAGAGAAAGTAAATTTAAATATGAGGTAGTAAATACAGAAGAAATTATACCGATATATGACAATGGATTAGAAAGAAAGTTAATAAACATAATTAGATATTACAAAGTAAAAGAAGAAGTTTTAAATCAATTAGATGAAATTACATATGCTTATATTGAATATTGGACAAACGATAAAATGATTAGGTGGAAAATGAAAGATAGCTTCACTAACACTCCAATAGAAGAAAGTGAAGATATAACACATACCTTAGGAGATGTTCCGTTTATCGAATTTTCTAATAACAAAGAAAAACAAAGTGACTTAGAAAAAATTAAAAGTTTATTGGATTTAAAAGATGTTGTTGTTAGTGGATTTGCTAATGATATAGAAGACATACAACAAATAATATATATACTTGAGAATTATGGTGGAACTGATTTGAATGAATTTTTATCAGATTTAAAGAGATATAAAACTGTCAAAACAGAATCTATTGATGGAAACAGTGGAGGATTGTCTACATTAAGTATAGATATACCTGTTGAAGCTAGAAATGTACTTATAGAATATCTTAAAAAGCAAATATATGAATCTGGACAAGGATTACAACAAGATATAGAAGTTACAGGAAGCGTAAGTGGAGTCGCTCTTAAATTTTATTATAGAAAGTTGGAATTAAAATCCGGGTTATTAGAAACTGAATTTAGAACATCTATAAATCATTTAATAAAGGCTATTTTAAAATTTTTAGGAATAACAGAAAATTATAAAATATCTCAGACTTATACTAGAAATATGATATCTAATGATTTAGAAGCAGCACAAATAGCTCAAATGTCTACTGGAATAATATCTAAGAAAACAATACTTGAAAATCATCCTTGGGTAGAAGATACAGTAAAAGAAGAGGAAAGATTAGATGAAGAAAAACAACAAGAAGAGTCAATATTTGAACAACCTTATGAAATGCAACAAGAAAAACCTGCTGAAGTAGGTGAAGAAGATAATGAATAGCAAACAGTATTGGATAGATAGAGAAAATCAGAAACTCAATAAAGGCATTAAGGATTGTAATAATTTAGCTAAAGAATTAGAACATCATTATAAACTAGCAAATAAAGAAATAGAAAAAGAAATTAATAATCTATTTGAAAAATATGCAACAGATAATCAATTAACTTATGCAGAGGCAACTAAATATTTAACAGGAAATGAGTTTAAAATATGGAGAACTGATATAAAAGGATATCTTAAAATGATTGAAGATAATCCGGAGTTATTATTAGAGCTTAATACTTTAGCTATGAAAAGTAGAATTACACGTTGGGAATCATTGCAGTATGAAATTGATAAACAACTTAATAAATTAGCTATAACAACTGAGAAAGAAACCAAGGAGCTCCTAACGGATACATTGAAAGACAATTATAACAGAAATGTATTTAATATATCTAAAAAAGCTGGATTTGTAGCAAATTTCAGTGGAATAAATAATAAGACCGTTGAAAGAGTGTTGTCTTATCCATGGAGTGGTAGCAATTATTCGGACAGAATATGGGAAAACAAAAGATTACTTAGTAAAACTATTAAAAACGAAATGACACAAATGATAATTAGAGGTGAATCAAGCAAGAAAGTAGCTGCAAGAGTATCAGAAAAGGTGAATACAAGCTATAAAAATGCAGTTAGATTAGTACAGACAGAACATAGTTATGTGATGAATGAGGCATCCAAATATACTTATGAAGACTTAGGCATTGAAAAATATGAATTTCTAGCAACATTAGATAGTAGGACTTGTAGTGTATGTGGAAAATTAGATGGAAAAGTATTTAAATTAACGGAGGCTAAGGTGGGTATTAATTACCCACCTCTTTGAATCTGCATCCTAATGATAGATGCAGTACGATATCGTATTATGATGATGATGAGGATGAAAATGAAACAAGATTTGCAAGAAATAAAGATGGCAAACGAATAGAAGTCCCAGCAAATATGAAGTACGAAGAATTTAAAAAGAAATATATTGATTAGGAGAGAAAAAACAGTGGCACTATAGATATAT